AATATTCTAAAAGGTGGTAAAAAGAAATTAAATCAAGCAGGATATATAGTAAAAGGATTTAGGTTATTTGACAAGGTGAAATATAAAAGTAAAGAATATTTTATATTCGGGAGAAGAAATAGTGGATTCTTTGACATTAGAGATTTAGATGGGAACAAAGTTAATAAAGGCAGCATTAGCTATAAATCATTACAACTTATAAATATAAGACAAAGTATATTATTTGAAAGGAGAGAAGACAATTCATCCACTAACTTAAATACGTAGTGGTTTACTTGTCAAAGTTACTATGAAAGAAATTACTGTACTATTACCAATTAGAGTCCCAGACTCACTTTATTGCTATAATAAAGAAAAAGAAAATATAACTGATTATATCTAATAATAATATAGGAATTAAAATGATGAATAAAAAATATGAACTAACTAAAAATACAAAGATTGTAAATGGGGTGTTACTTTATCAAATAAAAGCTGTAAAAACTTTTAAATCTGTGTGTATTGGTGATTTAGGAGGGTGGATTAGTTCTATAAAAAATCTCTCTCAGGATGGTGATGCATGGGTCTACGGTGATGCATGGGTCTCTGGTGATGCATGTGTCTCTGGTGATGCACGTGTCTACGGTGATGCATGGGTCTACGGTGATGCATGGGTCTCTGGTGATGCATGTGTCTACGGTGATGCACGTGTCTCTGGTGATGCATGTGTCTCTGGTGATGCACGTGTCTACGGTGATGCATGGGTCTACGGTGATGCATGGGTCTCTGGTGATGCATGTGTCTACGGTGATGCATGTGTCTACGGTGATGCATGGGTCTCTGGTGATGCATGTGTCTCTGGTGATGCACGTGTCTCTGGTGATGCACGTGTCTACGGTGATGCATGTGTCTACGGTAATGCACGGGTCTCTGGTGATGCACAGGTCTACGGTGATGCATGGGTCTCTGGTGATGCACGGGTATTAACAGGGTATATTTTTAAAAATTGCTCTATTACAGAGCAATTAATGGCTCAGTGTTTTACGGCTCCGATAAATGAAAAAGTTATTTTATTTAAAAAAGTAACTAAACTAACAAATGGAGTATATAAATCTTTATATAATGAATCTTTTATTTATAAAGATGGAGAAATTGTTGAAGAAGAAGAAACAGGAGTTTCAAACATTTCATGTGCTCCTGGGTTACATTTTAGTCATCCTAACTATTGGAACAAGGGGGATACAATTATCGCCGCTGAAATTAATATAAATGATATTATTACAATACAAGAAGGTAAAGTTAGATGTAGAAAATGTAAGGTTATTAATGAGGTGTATAGATGTCAAGAATAGGATTAAGTATTAGTATAGATGTAACACAAATAGATAAAAAGAAGTTAGTAAAAGGCAATAAGGGGGTATACTTAGATTTAAAAACTTTTATTGATGTTGAAAAACCTAATGAACACGGTAATGTTGGTTTTGTTACCCAAAGTATTAGTAAGGAAGAAAATGATAAAGGGGTCAGGGCACCAATTTTGGGTAATGTGAAGTGCATTTGGAGAGAAATATGAAAGAAATTACAGTGTTATTACCAATTAAAGTCCCAGATTCACTATATTGCTATAATAAAGATGAAGACATCTGGTGTAGATGGTTCGAGTTAGGAAGCTGTTACAGAGGGTTCAAGCCTGAAATTGAAGGAGAGTTAAATTATAAAAAGCCACAAGGTTGTCTTAATTTGCTTTGGGAGGAGACTATCAGATGAGAAATGACAGAAGAAGAAATAGGATCAGATATTGGCTCTCTGTAGAAGGTACAGAGAAGTATCTTTGGTGCATGTATTGCAAAAAGTTTGTAGATGTTTACCATTTTGATAATAATTGCAATGGAGAATGTGGTAACAATATACTTTCTACAAAGAAAAAACTTGACAGTGCTATAAGAAGGTTATATAAAGAACAGCATGAGAATAAAGATCTTGTTTATAAGATTATAAAATTCATAAATAAAGATACTGTGGAAGTACTAAAGTACAAATTTATTTAAAAAGGAGAATTTAAAATGAAACGAATAATTAGATTAAAAAACTTCACTAATTCAGGCGAGAAATTAGATGATCTATTTGTATGTACAGATGGGGAAGGTAGATTTGTTTTGAATAATGATAGATCTGTATTCTTTGGTGGAAATAAAGGTTCTTTTATTGATAAAGATGAATTTGACTTTCCAGAAACAGTGTATTCAACTCCTGTAGGAGTTTTCTGTAATGAAATATTTTATTATCAAGGAAAATATGGGTATCTTGATGATTGTATGAATTGGGTTCATGAACCTAAAGATAATATAATTGATTGTGAGTATTATGAAGTGGATGAGGTAGAATAATGGATACTGAAGTTGTAATGCTACCGATAACAGTCCCTAACAGTTCATTTTGTTATCATAAAGAATTTGGTGTTAAATGTTTAGCTTTTGGGATTTTTTGTGGATGTCACTATAATTTTAAACCTAATAAAATCTCAGAAGATATATTTGAAAAAGATCAAGAGTGTAAGAAATTGTTATGTGAAAAATAAAAATATATTTACAAAAATTATGAATTATTTTAACCTTAATAATAGGAATTGAAATTATGAAACCATTAACAATTTTTGAGTACGCAGTTTTGTTTGTAATTCTCGCAATAGTTATTATTTTTTCATATAAAGATGTAATTATAACACAAGAGATAGAGCGCTATAATAAGAAAATAATTGAACTGTCCGAACAAATAGAAATTATAACCTTAAAGAACAAAGAGTTCGAGGATCAAATATCTGCTTTACAAATAATGACAGAGAATAATACAAAGTCTTTAGATACAACAGCAAAAGCATTTAAACATATCTCTACTATACTTAAAGTTCACAATGGCACACTTAATATGCATAAGGAAAGTTTTCAAAATATTATAAATATACTTGGAAATAATAGGTATTGACATTCATTTAATTATAAATTAAGATACACTTAATAATAACACAAAGGAGAGGTAACATGGATATTAATAAAAGAAGAGAGTTAATTAACAGCCTTGGGAAGAATGGTAAAATATTAAGTGTATCTTTTATTAAGAAGAATGGTGAGAAAAGAAATTTGGTAGGGAGATTAGGAGTAAAGAAATATCTTAAAGGTGGCAGTAGTACAACAAATCATATAGATAAATACATTACTATTTTTGATTTATCAATTAATAATTATAGGAATATTAACTTAGAAACATTGACAACAGTAAAAGGTTGTGGTAAAGAATATCAGTTTTAAAACGTCAATTTTGGAATGAAAATACGTTTTGGACAGATGGATACTTCTGTTCTACCATTGGCGAAGTTAGCAGTGAAACATTAAAAAGATATATAGAAAATCAAGGATAAAAAAGATAAATATAAAACTATATCTTGATTAAAACAATTATATATGATATAATAACAAAAGAAAGTGAGGTGATTATAAATGTTGAAAGCATACAAATTTAGATTATACCCTAACAAAGAGCAAGAAATATATTTCAGTAAAACTTTCGGATGCACTAGATTCATTTATAATCGAATGCTTTCTGATAAGATAAATTACTATAATAAAACAAAGCAGAAACTCAACAATACACCTGCTCAATACAAGAAAGAATTTGAATGGTTAAAAGAGGTTGATTCTTTAGCGCTTGCAAATGCACAAATGAATTTACAGACTGCTTATAATAATTTCTTTAATCGTCCAAATGTAGGATTTCCAAAGTTCAAGAGTAAAAAGAACAATTACTACTCTTACACTACCAATAATCAAGGTGGAAATATTTATATAAGCAATAAATATATAAAACTACCTAAAATTGGATTAGTAAGAGTTAGAAACCACAGAGAGTTTGATGGGTTGATTAAGTCTGTAACTGTCTCTAAAGTTCCTAGTGGAAAGTATTTTGTATCTATTCTAGTAGACCGTGAAGAAATAAACAAAATACCAAAATCAGAAAACTCAATTGGAATTGACTTAGGTATTAAAGAGTTTGCAATTACTTCTGATGGAGAAATGATTGAAAATCCAAAACTTCTTCGTAAATCAGAAAAGAAATTAAGAAAGTTACAAAAGGATTTATCAAGGTGTAAAAAAGGAAGTTCAAATAGAAACAAGGCAAGAATTAAAGTAGCAGAACAACATGAAAAGATTTCTAATCAAAGAAAAGATTTCTTACACAAACTATCAACAAGACTTATTAATGAAAACCAAGTTATTTGTCTTGAAGATTTACAAGTAAAAAATATGGTTAAAAATCACAAACTTGCAAAATCAATATCAGATGCATCATGGAGTGAATTTGTTAGGCAATTACAATATAAAGCTATTTGGTATAGTAGAGAAGTTGTTAAAATTAATAAATTCTACCCATCTAGTCAATTATGTTCTAATTGTGGTTATCAAAATAAAAATACCAAGGATTTGTCTGTAAGAGAATGGATATGTCCTGAATGTGGTGTTACGCATGACAGAGATATTAATGCAAGTATTAATATATTAAATGAAGGATTAAAACAAATAGCATAAATAATACAGAACCGTAGGAATTACGGAGATAGCCTAGGTAAACTTGTTCCGTTGGGAATATTGACTAGGAAGCCGATAAGTCTTTAGCTTATCGGTAGTTCACAAACGTTGAACAAATAATTAAAGAACTGAGTTAGTATAACTAAAAGTGCCACGGATTAATTTTCGAATTTGTCTTTGGCACTTTTTCAATTTTGAAATTATGAATTTTATAAATGGATATTATAGGATGGAAGTAACAAAGGAAATTAAACTTTCTGTGGGGAATAATTATAGATTTTAACATAGATACAGAGTATTATGGATATGGTAAAAGTGAAACTGCTTAAAAAATTTTTACAGGATGTACTGTAACAGTAAAGGATAATATATAATGGATACAATTATATGTAGTGATCTACATGGAAATTGGGGTCCCCTAAATGCATTAATAAATAAAAAATCTCCAAAATATATAATACAATGTGGTGATTTTGGTTGGTGGCCTCATTTTCATAATAAAAAAGGTCTTTTACCAAATGGAAAGATATTTAATCAGTTTGGTATCAAGCCGGGTGATACAAAGATTTTCTGGATTCCTGGGAATCATGAGAATTGGCTGGATTTAAGTTGTATTACAAAAGACAAACCTTATGAAATTCAAGATAATATAATATATTGCCCTTTTGGTACTGTTATCGAAGTTAATGGTCTCTCTATGCTTATGTGTGGTGGTGCTGAATCTGTAGATAAAGAGTATAGAGTGGAGGGAGTTTCTTGGTGGAGAAATGAGGTAATTACACAAGAAGATATGGATAATTTACCAAATTGTAAGATAGATATTGTTATATCACATACAGCACCAAGAAATTGGATTGAAAATGTTGGTTGGGGATGGACTAACAAACAAAGAGATCCAAGCACATTTGCATTACAATTAGTATTCGAGAAATACAGACCTAAAAAGTGGTTTTCTGGACATTTTCATAAGTATAGTAAGTGCAGTATAGATGGGTGTGAGTGGGTAAGCTTATCTATTCCAGAGAACCAAGAAACTTGGTGGGTATATTTATAATTTTGGAAATTTTGTGCAGGTGAATTTGAAAAATGAAATTATGAATAGTGAAGATGATACTTTGCGTCATATATCAGAATGTCCTTTTAAATAAAGTTTTTGTATATAAGGTATACTCATCTATTAGGAAACACCTAAACATTAAAATTTAAGTGTAAAAGTAATAGATTTTCCTATTAAAATGAAAGGAATATTTACATGAGATTAATAGCAGAACTTACAATGCCGAGAAATAATTCTTGGAATGGAAAATGGAGTCATAAAGAAAATAGATACACAATTTTATTCAGTAACTCTAAAAAGATGAGTAATTATATCGGAAATTATAGATACGATTTTGGTGATGGATGGGTAGCTAATGTAGAGATAAGAGAAGCTACGTATAGAGAAAAGATAACTAATGAATTTTTAGGGTATGGTTGGATGGTGGATTCAATAAAGAAATTTAAGGAGATTAGGTGTAGGTAAATTATTTAAAATTTATGATTATGGAGAATTTGAATATTGAGTAAAAAAGAAATAATGACACAGGAGTATTTGAAGAGTATTTTGAGGTATAATCCAAGTACTGGGGTGTGGAAGTGGAGGGTACCTGGGCATGGACGTAGAATTAATAGTATAGCTGGATATAAAAATAAATCTGGATATATTATGATTATGCACAAAAAGAAATTATACCAAGCACATAGGTTGGCTTTTCTTTACATGGAAGGATATTTATCAGAAAATTTTGTTGATCATATTAATAGAAATCCACGTGATAATAGGTGGGATAATTTAAGAGAGGTATCAGCACAATGCAATGCTCAGAATTCTTCTGTACGCAAAAGAAATAATACTGGAATAACTGGTGTTAGGATGGTAGATGAATGGGGCGGGTACATGGCTTATATAAGTCATAATGGAAAAACTAAATATTTAGGGTACTCAACTGATCTAACCACTGTTGTTAAATTAAGATGGGAAGCTGAGAAAAAATATAATTTTAATGGATGTAATGCAACATCAGCTTCATATTTATACTTAAAAGAAAAAAACTTAATATAGCATTTTATTTTTATTCTTATTTTCTAAGGACAGGATGTTTATCTTGTCCTTATTTTTTATAATGATATCAGGGTCTTATACATTGCTTCTTTTCTAAGACCGACCTATAACTATCGGTTTATTTTTATAAAGCAGGGTCTACCTGATCGTTACTTTTTGTGAACCAGGGTCTACCTGATCGTTACTTTTTGTGAACCAGGGTCTACCTGATCGTTACTTTTTGTGAACCAGGGTCTACCTGATCGTTACTTTTTCTGACACAACTCACCTTTTAATAACCATTCCCTAAATAAAATATAAGTTCGTCAGAACTGACGGTGAATACTTATTAACCTATTTATATAAGTATTCATTATTTTAAATATTTTATGTCCTTGGCATAACTCTTGCTATTCATTATATAGGCAAAAAGTGAGTTTAATTTGCCAGACTGACTTTACTTTCCTTTAGACCACATCTTTCTCCCACGATAGCAGCTATAAATCAAATCTATAATTCCTATTCAATCTCTAAATAATCCCCGAATTTATAAAGATTTTTCCCAGGTGATTTTTAATCAATCAAAAATTAATAATAATTTCATAGTTTTACATATTTCAGAAAAAATATGAAATTTTCCCTTGACAGACTCAAAATAAATTTGTATCTTGAGCCATAAAGTTCAAAAAAACATCTAAAAGGGAAGGATGGTGGCATGAATCAGCACTTAAGATACAGACTAAGACAAAAATTTAATATTAAAGTATCCAGAACCGATGCACCAAGGTTCATAAACAATCTTCTCTCCACCCAAGGTTTTATCGAATATGGTGGAAAAGCCCACAACGAAAACAGAAAACTATATCATATTACAATATCTAAGATCAATGCAGTTGTTGTGTATGATCATTTAAAAAATTGCCCTGTAACTGTATGGCCGCTTTAAATTTAATAATAAGGAGACAAACAAATGAAACTCTATCAGAAGCATGGATATTTTTATTTGACAATAGGAAACGATACAATTAAGTTTGAGCAAGAAATTACTCGAAAGGCTTTTATTGTTGGGTATCTCAGGGCAAAAATGGAATTTAAAAATAAATAAAAGGGGGTATATAATCATGGCACATGCAATGCACAATGTAAACTGGTATGTAAGTAGAAAGGATCTTTTTTATGTTGATCCGAAATCAATCGTGGTTGTTAATGGTTTTAATCCCAGAACTGATTTCAGCGGCGAAGAAGAGTTAATAAGCTCTATTATCAATGTTGGGGTTTTAGAGCCTTTAGAGGTACGCAAAACAAAGGATAATATACTTGAATTAGTTGACGGAGAAAGACGACTCCGGGCCACATTAAAAGCAATTGAACAAGGGAATGATATCAACTCTGTACCTGTTTGCTTAGTACCTCAGAAAACAAACGAAATTGATTTATTGATCAGGGCACTAACCCGGAATACCGGCAAACCTCTGACACATGTTGAGGAGGCGAACAGTTTTAAAAAATTAACTGGTTGGGGTTGGAAAGTTGAGAAGATTGCAAGCTTTGTGGGGAGATCTATCCCTTATATTTATAAACGCCTGGAGCTTTGCGCCGCATCTCCTGAGCTTGAAAAAGCAATTAATAACAAAGAAATTACCATCACTGAGGCTCAGATAATTATCAATAAAACAGATGGTAAGATTGAAGACCAGAAAGAAGAGATCAAGAAAGTCAAGGAGAAAAAGGAAGATAAAAAATTTGAGAAAGAGGCAATCAAAGTAAAAGTGTACTCTGAAAAAGTAATGAATTATATTGAATATAAAAAAGATGTGATTAGACTCTCAAAAGAGTTGACAAAGGCTTTTAGTATTGATAAAACCGGTGATATGAACTTTGCAGCGATAGAGGAGATTAGTGTAGAGTTCATGGCACTCTTAGATGAAATTAAATCAAATTGCTAACACTATTAAAAGGAGAAAAACAATGTTTAATTTTGAGAATGTTAAAACATGGATAGCAGATAAAAATTTTGATATCCAGATTGGGGAAACTCTTGATGGAAGTGAATGCTTAGTTGCCAATTGGAATAATTACCCACGCATTGAAAACATGATCGAAACTATGCAAAGATACGGATATAATATTGAGTTGCTTTGGGACGATACAACAACATCCTGTACACATTGCTATAAGTATTTTGATACAATCCCAAGTTATTATGGGGATCAATCAAATATTGGCATATGGGTATCTGACTATGAGATACTTTGTCCACATTGCGCCCTTGAGTTTATTGATGATATTATCGATTATCATAAAAATTGTGCTAATTTTGCCGCACCATCTTGGATGATAGCTACATTAAAAGAGAAGGGTTTTGAATGCCTTGAAAATTGCAAGGTATATGCAAATGGCTTACATCCGGGCCAAAATGATACCCCCGTGGATATAGCTAAAAATCTTGAAAGAGACGGTATAACAGACAACTATGATTTTATGTTTGCATTAACAGATATAGGGCAGTTTGACGTCCATTTTACAGTATTAATTAGAGAAAGGGATTAAACATGAGATATATACAATATTTTCAATACTCTGCAATAGATAACACAAAACTGGTAGAAACTTGCGGTGATAGAGGAGTTGTTATCCTTGATGGACGTTACAGGATATCAAGAGCAATTGAGGAAGGTTTTGAATGTAATGGTGTGAGAAGACCTATTTATCCAGCGTTTCAGATTTTTGAAGGTGACTCTTTCACCAGATCAAGGGCTGTTACGCCTATAATTTATACAAAATAAAAAGGATATTACTCTTGAAACTATATCAAAAAATAATTCAAACTACAAAAGCCCTGGAAGCTTGTGAGAAATCAGGAAATATTGAATGGTATAATAAGCATTATGAAACTTTGCAGGGCATCCACAAGAATTACCTCCCAAGCGGCAGCGGATTTGATGGACAGATAATAATTGAAGAGGTTACGGATAAAAAACTCGTTATTAGATTTGACTGGCACATCCTTAACGACAACGGATTTTATGATGGTTGGCTTGATTTACTTTTAATTGTGACTCCTAATCTTACTAATAATTTTGATATGAAAATAAAATGGTATATAAATGGTAACGATAAAAGAAAGATAGAGAAATATAAACCACTGATTGAAGAATTTTTATATGAACAATGGTATTATGTGTTGACACAAGAGATTGATAAGAGTTATCTGGTTTAAATTTAATATTTATAAAGGAGTCCTACAAATGAAAAACATTAGACTTAAAGACATCATAGGAAATTCAAACATTCCTGCAAAACTTATTAGATCAACCATAAAACAATTTGGGGGTTTTGAGAATTTTAAAGAAATTGCAGGGGATATCTATAATCATGGTATCAATGGTGGATTTACTGGCTTTATTTATCATAAAGATACGGTATCATTTTATCGTAATAACAGAAAAGAAATTATGGAGCTTGCAATTTCTCAAGCCGAAGATATTGGAGAAGATGTATTGACAATGATCTATAATTTTAATTGCATTAAAGTGCGATATACGACAAATGAAATATTCTCAGCGCTAAGCAGATACAATGAAGAATACATACAGTTATATAATTGCCTTGCTTGGTATGCTGGTGAGGAGGTGGCAAGGGCTTATATGTATTTAGTAGAGGAGGAGAACTAAAAATGAAAACAAAAGTTATTGAGACAAAACCCCAAAACTTTTATCAAATCAGAGAAGATATCAGAAAACCAAGGAAGAAGAAAAAAGTATTGACAGAACCAGTAATGTTTTATATAAGAAAAACTATGAATAATAATTAATAAAACCGACAGGAGAGAAATATAATGAAAATCTTATTTACAATTCTCATTATATTTCTCTCAACATTTACATGCACTTACTCTCTACCGATTAGTATAAGCTACACAGAAAAAGAATTAACCACTTTGACAAATTATCAACCATATGAAATAAATACATCATTTCAGGGTGCTGGTAGTAATAATTTAAAGATCAAAAAGGCAAGGAAATATAGAGACTTTTAACTTAATATAGAAAGGATTGTACTATGTATTATATTAATATAAAAGAACACGGGCACTATGGAAAGGTTGAAACGATTGATGAATTTAACACTCATGGAGAGGCAATGGTGATGCTAAAAGAGTATCAATTAAATGCTTATGGTGACTACCAGCCTTACCTGTCAACACGGTCAACAAAAGAATGGAGTGAAGAAAATAGAATTAATACAGACAAATGACGGGAAAACATTCAGAGATATTAAAGACGCTGAACATTATATTGCGGATAAAGTAAGGGAGGCAATTGATAAATGGTTAACTGGTATAACCGATAACGGAAAATTAAAAAGGGATCATGTTATAGATATCATTTTATACTTGATCCCCGATTATGAAAATGCTAAAAGTTTAATTAAAGACTTAAATGATGTGTTCGAGGAGTTAGAGGAAGAGTAATAATATACACAAGGGAGCAAAATAAACAATGCAAATATTTAAAACAACCACAGAAAATAGTGTTTGTGCAATGCACTTAGATGATAAACGATTAAATAAGATCATCACTGAATCGGCTCAGCTTACAAGTACAGCTATCTGGATGAATAATTGTGATGTCGCAGAGACTTATACGGGGAAAGGATTAATATATTATCCTACGCATGAAAACCATCCCTTGTGCAAATGGTGCTCCACTAATGACAATAACTACGTTGATGTTGTGTGTTATGGGCTTGCTTTGTGTGATGAGTACACATACAGATTTCATAAAGTTCATGCTGTTCAAAAGATGCTTAATTTCTTACTCAGCATACACATAACAAATAAAGATAAAGCGTCTGAGCCACCTAATTGCACGAAACATTTTAAACACTTATCACTTTATCAAGCTTACAAAGCTGAGTTAGTTTTTAAATGGAAACGGGATAAAAAGGCTCCTACGTGGACAAAGAGAAACTTACCTGATTTTTATAGAGAGTATTTAAGCGGCAACACAAGATATATTAATTATTAAAATTATAAAGGAAAAAAACAAATGAAGCTTAAAGATATATTTAGAATTATAATAACACCAAAATGCTGGTCAAGAAATGAAAAGACGAATAAACAATGGAATGAAGAACTGAATAAAATTTTAGATACAATACCTCCCGTTCAATTCGACTACGATTGGAACCCAATCATAAAACAGGCAGGTAAAAACTTTACAATTGTACTTAATAATGATATAGCTGTATGGGTAAGTAATTTTCCGTACTGTTACGGACAGAAAAGAAACTTAGATAATTCTAATAGTTTAGAAGGGCTCCCATCGCGAACGGCCTGTTTTAGATTATATGACTACCTTAAAAATTATAAAGGATATATAAATGAATACTGAATTAAGTTACCTCTACAAAGATTAAATTAGAAGTTTATACAGAGTTAAGAAGAAGGGATTCTTTACTGGAAGAAAAGACCTAAACAACAAATGTGGAGTTTCTTGTCCTATATAGCTAAGAAGGATTTAAGATTGGTTTATCTTTTTGATTGTAATGTACAAAATGAAACTTATTTTAGGGCAAAGTGTACAGAATACTTATATAAGAACAATTATTAAAGGCCTTTAGATTATATAATTTATTTACAGGGTATCTATGGGTATAGATATAGAATCGTGTTAATCTATTATAGATATCAATACGTTTGCCTATGTTGATAATCACCTCTTGACATTGCTGTACAAATTATTACAGATATCACTCTTGGTTTCTCTTGTGTGTTCTTTTGTCTTTTTTGGGTTCTTTAGGGTTCTTTAAGGGTTTGGCCTCACAAACAAATGCAAGATTCATGCCAAAGATTTTTTCTTTCAAATTCAAAAATTATTTTATAAAAAGATATATTAAGGATTTATAAGAAAATTCAATAAAATCAGATAATTGTGTTTATGTATAGGTTGGTATAAGGATAAGCATAAGTCATAAAAAGCCCTTAAATCGAAAATTTAATAGGTTTTAACCAATTCGTTGATTTTTTCAAGAAAAAATAGGTGGATTTTAATTGGTATAAAGATTGCATGAATCTCAAGGAAAATATAACAAATATTTTATAAAATTCTCTTGACATCAAATTATAGATGTGCGATAAATAACCATGATTAATTTTAATTTTAACTTATAAAGCTAAGGAGATATGATCATGAGAGATAGCAAAGCAGCTAAGAGAGCGATTAAGGTTTACAATTTAAGTTGTGACCCCCAGGAATTACAGCTCACAGCTAATAAAATTGCCAGAAAATATGGTGCAAATGCAGCAACACAAATCATTATTAACAGATCATTTAAATCTGGCAATGGGAAAGTTAAGGAATATCTGAGGTACGGGTGGAGAAAATACACCACAGGTGAGTATGTTCCAAATGCGTATAGAAATAAATTCGGCTGGAAGAACACTTACTACCAGTGTGCTGAATGTGTGGTAGAATGTAACATTTAATCTTATACTAATTAGTAACTCTGGACTTCATCTTTTAGGCCCTTCGGGGCCTTCTCTTTTCTCTCTTTCTTTTCTTTTACGCTTCGCTCATCTTTCTTATTTATTTTTTCTTATCTTTATGATTCCCTTAGTTTCACTAACCTTTCTTAGTTAGTCTCTACTTAAGCTTACCTCTTTTCTTTTATTAACTCATCTTATCTTAACTTATTTCATCCGTTACACACTCTATTTAGTTTATCAGAAGCTTGGTTATGCTAACCATCTTTCTTTCTTTTATTTATTTTCTTTCTCTTTTAAGTACTTCCGTTACTCTACCCGTTACGCATTTTCTTTAGTTTATTATCAATCTTTCTTTATCTCTTTTAACTTGGTACCATCTTTTCTTTTATTTATTTTACTTATCTCTCTTGACTACTATATTAAGATATGAGATAGACTCCGATTGATTAGAGAAAAGATTAGGAAATATAGCTCTATCCCCCCTGCCCTACACATAAATAAAATGTATAAGGACAAGAGGAGATAGAAGCAGTTAACTCAAGAATGACTCCGACGTCATATCGAATGAGTTGAGGTTTCTGCCAGTGGTTACACTGAAACTAATACTGATCATTACAATCAGTACCTGGTAAAGTTATGGGCAAGTGGTGTGCTAAGAATCCCTTAGATTATGCAATCCTTCATAATTAATCCTTCCTTACCAGTCCCTGCCTTTCGGCACACACGGGGTTATACATAGTTGTATAAAATCACTCACGTTTGGTTAACGTGTTGTTATCTCATGAGCCTTGATTTCGCTATGTGTCTATTATAGATAGACGTTTGCTACTTCATCTCATATCGCCATTCACATCTTCTTAGATGCTGCTCTCCTTTTAGGTAAAGGACATTTGTGATACCGTCATATTTATTAGATGTTAAGTCACATCTGGATTGCTACACAGGTATCTGGCAAACCTTTGTACTGCTTTTATTTGTCTTATAATATCACGGATACAACTATCCGAGTTGATATAACTAACTTGGTATAACTATTGCATGTATAATATAAATATAACCACGAATTGGTAATATGTCAATTGTAAAGTGTGAAATAGTTTGATTGTTTTTTAAATAATTTTATACTTGGTATTTTTCTTGCTTGTATATCATAAATATAAGCACGAATTGGTAATATGTCAATTGTAAAGTGTTAATTTTTTTTCAATTATTTTTCAAGTTATTGAATTAATTATGAATAAATTTTAAAATATTTTCATAAATCATATAATTTCCTGGCACTTCTTAACTATCAGTTTACACATATTTATATCTGATATAAATTAATGCTTGATAGTTAATACTCTTAAGGAGGCTCCTTGCCAATAGTCTGATAGTGATAACTTGTTAATAATTCTTTATATTAGTGCTTGATATTTTATTTTTATAAAACGTTTTGGCATGGTTCTTGATAGGCGCGTTAGAGGCTGTAAATACGGATAGTTACAAAAATCACTGTAAATATAGGCAAGAGTAAAATTGACCTTGTAAATATAGACATATCGGATTTTTAACTATTATAAGTATTCATCTAAAAGAGAAGCATCAATATATCCAGTACCTAAATTAACACTTTTATATGATTTGTTTAAATAAAATTCAATTGATGTATTAACTCCATTCCAACCGTACCACTCTTTGTCAATTAAAATTTCAACATCGTATTCTTTTAATAAAATGATAAGTTTCTGAAAAAATTTTTTATCTTTTTCTGACAAATGATCTATTTTGTACATGATATTTTCCAATACAAATTAAAGTTAACATTCATAAAATAAAACCTACAAAAATAAAATTTAGAACTTTTTGTACCTACACATATATAATCTCATCAAATCCCTCATCCAGTGTTGGCTCCTCATATCTTTGTCTTTTTTCTCTATAAACTCTTCTCCAAGTTTCCTCTGACACACCTCCATGATGATGATCACCAACTGCATTCATTCTCCTCTTAACATGCTCATCTTCCCCACAATCTTCAAATACTACAGCTACAACTCTATATCCATAGTCTTTAGCATTATATTTATAAAATGATCTATCATAATATGTCATATTAGTTTCATCTATAAATATATTCTCAACACCAATCTTACAATAACAATTAAAATATGCCTCGGCGATCTTATCAATATAAAGTTCTGTATTTGTATCATACAGGTACCCTACACCTTTAAAATAACCAAAGTGTTTTCTAAGATCATCTTTAGAGAGAACTGCACAATCAAGACCTAAAGTTTTAATATATGTACTCTTACCACTCGCTATATTACCAATCAAAATATAAACAGTTTTCATATTTTATCCTCGGTTATTAACCGCCTCCTTACAGATCTCTTTAGCTTTCTTTTTTCACTTTCATATTCTCTATCAATAAAATCATTAAGATCTTTAATATACTTTTCATCTTGCACTACAGATCTACAATTTAAACAAGCGAAATCAATAGAATAAGTAAAGATAATGCCTTTGTACTCGAACATTATAAACCCAAACGGATCATAAGAATTCATTTCTTTAATTAGTTTTGATTTAAAACAGTAATCAATAATTGTGAATGGTTCGCTAAGCATATAGTCACATGAAGAGGGTATGAATTACAAGGTTTTAAATCCATATTATCACAACAATCATCAGGCCCTTTGATATTTTTAGATAATCTTGTTATCTCTTCAAATAGTTTTGTATTATTATCTATAATAGTACTATATTTATTATGTGAAGACTCTTTATAACCAAAGTAATCAAATGTAATATTTTCAGAACACCATTTAAAATATCCAATATCACAATTAACTTTATATTTATAAGTTGAGGTTCTTGGGTATTTCTCTAATATCTTGACATTATAAAAATTTAATTTAAACATCTTTATATTCTCCCTCTATCACAAATAATTTTAGACATACACGATACAAATCTTTGTCATCCATACCGTAACCACTCCAAAAACCACACATCTGACAAGGAACTCTCCTTTTATCTACACTTAAACACCTCGCATGAGGACCACATGACACCCACTGGCATCCATCTTCACAATTAGTACAATTATATCTCTCTTCTTCTGATGTTTGTTTAGATAAATCTGCTAAATAATAATATTCTTTTAACTTCTCATGTATTTTCATATTTTATTCTCCTTCTTCTGGTAAGGTCTTACGTGGTAAAGTTTACAATCGTAAGCTGTACAATCTCTAATATCTGCTTTAATCTCACCAATACATTCGAAGCAAAAGGCTGACACGCTTGCCCTTAATGACTTCTTATTCTCTTCCCATTTTTCTATAGGATTCTTCTGAGGTGATCTTTCTATCTCACCGTTTCTTAACTTCTCAAGATACTCTTCTCTACCTTGTTTTAGATTCATCACACTATCCTGTATTTAAAAGAGTCCGGTAAATAATTTAATATATGAGTAATGACATTAACAGTCCACCCATTACCAAGCATTTTATATCTTTGTGTATTAGATACAATATTTGTATATCCTTTTGGTACATTCTGAAAGAACTCATAATGTTCTGGTGTTATAATAGTACCATCAGTGCACACATATTTACTTCTTGGACTCTGAGCACAAATTGATGGGTATTTAAAATATATTTGAGTTTTTTCTTTAATGTACCCGTGTGGTATTGTCTTTAATTCTTTTCTAAATGTTATTGATCTATCTGTGGGTTGTGGTATAATACCACCATTAATATTAGTCCAATATAACCGTTCTCTGTTTTGAGCAGAAACTAATGAACTGTTTATTTTAATAGGCTCAACTTCTAAATGTGAAGATATTATATCTTGATACACTTTATTCATTTTTACATTCTCAAATAAAAATTTTATATCTTTATTATTTTCTATGCATTCTTTTAATACTCTAACATACTCAAAAAATAACTTACTTCTCGGATCATTAAAATTTAGTTGCTTACCACAAAATGAAAATCCCTGACAAGGACTACCACCAATCAACAACTCAATTCTCGGTAATTTTTTAGCATTGATGTTACTTACATCTCCGAGTTGAATTGTATCTGGAAAATTGTGTTGTGTAACTTTAATTGCATACTTATCTATTTCACTTGCGTAATATTCATTATATTTTATATAAGATCTATTCAAAGCTATTTGTCCACAACTCATACCGTCAAATAAGCTTAATACTCTCATACGAGTAATGCTCCTTTATATTCCTAATAAAAACTTATGTAAAATACTATCAGTTTTATACTTAAATTTCAATGTTTATTATATGCCTGATACATTCCTATTCGTTTTATATTTATGTTGATATTTTATATTAAAAGTAATAGATTTTGATGTGTTTTAATACTCATCATAACATCTCCTTATTATTTAAGATACCTTCATAAATATTCCCCACAACCTCATATTCAGAATCATCATATATATCACTAAAGAATTCTTCTACAGAATATTCGTAATCTTTACTTCTATGATCTATAGAGTCCGTATAATACCTTAGACCAATTCCTAATCTATCTTCATCCCAAATAACTTCAAAATATCTTGCACCATTTACTGTAGAATGAATATCAATGATGTCACCTACATAGATTTCCTTATCATTCTTATCTTTTTTACCTATATAAAACATAAGAATATGAGATTTATCTGTAAAAAGACAATTAATAAAGTCTTTTCCTTGATTATCCCTGTACCAAAACATATTGTATTTTATAGACAGTAAATAATCCCAATCTAACATGCATTCTTCATTGACATCCCACGCTCTAAATTTAATTAGCATCATATATCTCCCTTACATAATTATCATAGACAATCTCCATAAGTCCTTTAGAGGTAGAGTACATCCAATAGTCAAGACTTAAACAATATCCAGTATAAGATTTAGCAGTTGTAATAACTTCCTCTTTCCTATAATCAATCCATGTTTTATTATTCATATCTACACAGTCTTTTTAATGTCTCTTGTTTGAGATTATCGTAGTATTTTATGATTTCATTATCTTCAAATGATAGTTTTTTATTAAGATAGTTTGTTATAATTATATATTGATATCCAGTATCACAGTTATCAAATAACTCTTTTAAATCAACTAAATTCATTAAATACTTTATCTTTCTTTATTTTATAAAATACGTCGATGCCACTGTTGTCGTTATAATATTTTTTAATCATAAGATCAAGATATTTTATAGCTGTAATATATTGAAATCTATTTGTACAACTATCAAGTATTGTATTAATTCTATTATATCCGTAATCAATATTCATTTATCTGTCCTTTTCAGAGAAAATATAAAAGTTTTACAATAATTAGTTAAATAAATCATATAATTATCTGATAATTGCATAAATAAATACACTAAAAATAAAATTATTATCAACATTCATACACTTTAACATCCCCGCCAACAGTAGGACAAAACTTAGATACAACCTCTATAGCCCCTGTTATTCTCTTTTTAACATCAATATCAGCATACCTAATTATCTCTAAAGCACCATAAGCATATTTTTCTCCACTGCCAATACAACAATATGGTGTAGTCACTTGTATTACTTGATAATTATAATCAATCATATAAAGTTCACCTTTATATCCAATCATATAATTATCTTCACACATAGATTGTTCATCTACATAGGCTCCATGATTATGAGTTGTGAATAAATCCTTAATAGAATTAAGTACATTTACATAAATATATTTCTCATCTGGTGTACCTCCATTATGTGTTGGTGGATTCCATTGATACTTAAGTAATTGAAGACCTCTTAATGTCCCTGCTACACCGATTAATAGACTTTCAGATGTACCATTCACTCCTTTAGATATAATCTTAGATTTAGATAAGAAATTTATACTGTTTTCACCACAAATAGCACTATCACACCCCATGTAAACCTTATTGTCATCTACAATTCCAACAATAATTGTCATATCATACTCCTTATGAATAGTAAAAAGTACACAAACAAATATAAACAATAGAAAGCAAAGAAACTCTAAAATACTTTATAAATCCCCATCTTTTATAGTAATTTTTAGAGTAAAAATAATAAATATCTAAAATTATAATCCAAAGAATTAAGATATGTAATAATAAACTAAGCATTTCTGTACCCTTTAAATAATAATAACATAAATAAAAAAAGGTGAACAATTATAAGCTTGGAGGCCAGAGAGTTCACCTTTTCACCATATCTGTACCTTAATGATTTAAACCACTTCTATACTAAAAGTTTCTTCTTGTTTCTTTTTGAACTTCATAGTAAAGATACCATGCTTCATTTCTGCTGTCTCTGGATACTCATAGTATTTAGGAATTTTACAAGTATAGTCACCATTTACAACTTTACCATAAGTATATTTTCCAGGTTCGACAGCTGAATCTTTGCCCCAAGAAACTGTCATTTCATTACCACAAACATTAACTTCTACATCATCTTTAGAATATCCAGGAAGATGAATTTCAAGAATCTTTTCTTCTTCATTTCCTGTCCAGTAAATATCATCATGTGTGTCTGTAAACACTCTTAGTTTATCATTGTACTTGTTCTGATATTCATTTTTTAAATCATCTGGTATCCACTTCAATTTATAATCCAATCCATTAAAAATCCAATTACTCCTCATTTTTATCTCCTTGTCAATGATCTAAACTACTTCTATACTAAAAGTTTTTTTATATTTCTTTTTAAATTTCATAGTAAAGATACCATTCTTCATTTCTGCTGTTATTTCCATTGTTTTATCTCATGTCTGCCTATTGAATTGCCTGTAGGTGCGTTAAGAATCTATCAAGAACATCTCTCGTTGTTTTTACCTTATCAATAAAATCATCTTTGGAGTCATCGTAGACATTGTGTAATCTTATTTCGGCATGACAATCTTTAACTTCTATTCATGATGTCCATACATCCTTTTTTCTCCACAACTATGATAGCCGTCAAAAACAGATATAGAGATAGTATAATGAGATCCTGGCTTGTTAAGCCACTATCTTTCAGTGTATTTATCTACCATTTGTAGCCCTCATTATTTAACCATTTCATATTTCAAAAAATGAGCATGACAACCGGCAATGAAACGACAAACCACGCAACCGTTTTGGCTTTCTGACTCTGCAATATAACCGTCTATCAGCATAGGAGTTCCGTTTTCACCAACCCATATGATATTGCCATCCTTATCTTCATCAATATACAACTGTGACCCTGGCTTTGGTATTGCGTCACACTCCCTTAATGGGAATGCTTTAACAACATCAAAAGCATACTCCTTTTCACCAATAGATCTCCAATACCATGGGTTTAAATCAGTATAGTTTTTCATATCTTCAATAAGTTTTTTCATTTTTATCTCCTTTCTGTTTAATCTCATTAAGCGCTAAAAGACAATAACCCATAATATCGTTATACGGGGACTCACCAAGAGCATCCTTGTCTGTTGCAATTCTCTTAATCTTATCCCAAATTCTTACAAGTGTCAACATATCTTTGTATTTTTCTACTGGAATTCCATCTGGGTATAAAAGTCTTAGAAATGATTCTGCTTCTCCAAATGAGTTTCCATACGCTTTTTGTTTTTCTATTACAAGATCAGCTATTTCCTCTGCTATTTGTTTGTAGTTATTTTTTTCAGGGCTATTATTTGTGTACTTATTAACATAATATCGACATTTACAATGGTTAGGATTTCTTATTAAACTCTTTATATTTAATACATTAACGCAGGAAGAGTCTTCTTTTAAAAAGAATAAACAACTATCACAAGTTTGTATTTCTTTCGTATTGTTTTCTTCTGCAACAGACTTAAGTGGTTCCCATAAATTATATTTAGATACGTACCTGTTGTAAATAGGACGCAAGCAAGTAAGGACATCAACAACACCCAATTTACATCCTTTAGAAACAACCATTTTTCCACAATTAAGACATGACTTATTCATCACCTTGCTCCTGTACTTCCAAAAGACCCACGTTCTTCACTATCTAATGATTCAACCTCTATAAATTTAATCTCTGGTTGAATTTCCATAATCCTAAATTGAGCTATTTTATCTCCTTTCTTAATAGATGTATCTTCTGTTGCAAATACAGGTAAATGCCAAATATCATTATCTCCTTTAAATGAACCATCAATAACACCGACTGAGTTAGTTTGTAGTATTTTCCACGTCTTAAATGTTGAACTCCTTGGCGCTAAATGCCCTTCATAACCAACAGGTAATTCCATTGCAACACCGAGCGAAATTAGTTTATATTCTCCTTTCAATAGGTCATAATCTTTATAAGCATAGAGGTCAATCCAACACCCCTTATCAATTTTCTTTAGTTTAGTAGCTCCTTGTAAATACTTAATTTTAATTTCTTTTATCGCCACTATTATTACTCTCCAAAATAATCTGATATTGTTTTAGGTTGAAAACCTGTTGCTAACAAAGCTGGTTTAATAATAATATCCATGAATTCATATATATCATAATCTGGGCGATTAGCCCTAATAGTTACATCAGTATTGAATTCATCATCAGGTTGATACACTGTTTTTAGTGTAATCTCTGTATAACCTTTCATCATCCAAGAATCCTTTCATAAAGTTCAAAGAAATATTCACTCTCTGCTTTTACTTCATTATATGAAGACTCTGCAAATACTTTCAATAGTTTATTAAAGTCTTTCTTCTCAACTCCGAATGTCTCTTTTACGGACTTTGCAATACCTGCAATATCTTGTTTTGCTACTACAATATCATTATAAATAGGGAATGCTGTTTCTTCAATGATAGTTCTGAGTTCTTTCTTCTGTGTTTCTGTAAGATTTTGCATTTATAATATCCTTTTTGCATTTTTAATTTTTTCAATAACTTCTGCTTTAGTTTCTTTTACTTGTATATAATCCGTTTTTGAATAATTTATAATAGCTCCGCTATACGATGTTACTGGTTCTATTGTTCTCCAATTTGAAAGTGGATTAAAACTAAATTCTACACCTCCTTGTGTTGTTAATATCACATCATAAACTGAATTCATTTTGTAATCCTTATAATCTTTTGGTTAGATGAACTAAGCTTAATTCCAAATAATGGTTCCTCATACCCATCTAATGAGCTAATATACTCTCCTGTTTTAGCAAAGTCAAGATATTTTTTTATATTATTTGGGATGTCTTGTGACTTTACTATGTTCATAGAAGGTTATTTTCTTTTAAGTAGTTATAAGCAGTAGAAGAAGTATTACAATTAGGGAATTCATGTCTTACTTCAGCATCCCAACGGGCTTTAACTGCATCAATAAGATTATCAAAACACCCTATGTGCTTATATTTATCTTTTACTTTTATCCTTACTCTCCATTTATTCCTTTCTAATTAAGAGCATTGTGTATAACCACATTCTGTGCATTTTCCACAACCACCCTCTAAAACATATGAAATGCATCTACATTCAGGACATTCTTGCATCATTTCATTATCATCGTCATTTTTATATTTAGATAAAATTCTTTTTAGTATACTTGCTGCATCAACTATACTGTATGATGACTTTTCAAGCTGTTCAATAATATGATCAAGGCTAATACCGTACCTTAAACAAAGAGAGATAAGTCTTGATATAAGATCCCAATTTGAATTTCTTTCATTAAACAACGGCAGTGAAAATTTACCATCCCCATCTATACCTGATTCTTTAGGTAATTTTGTGAAAATTTCAATTGGATTATTATCTTCATCTGTTGATACATTTACATATAATTTACTACGTTTCCACATTACTCTATGTCTTACAGCTATTTCTTCATCAAGTAATTCTTTTTCATAAATTTCTTGCTCTTTATAAGGCTCTTTTGTTTCTGTGCCAGAAAGAACACCTTGTTTACACCCGTCTCTAAATACTGTTACACCTTTAAGTCCTTTTTCCCAAGCTTTTATATAAATATCTTCTATTTTTTGTTTGGTGCAATTATTAGGTAAATTTATAGTAGATGAGATACTCGAATCAATATTCTTCTGTAATGCAGCCTGTATATTAAGTCTTTCTTCCCAAGGTATCTCATCAGCTTCTATGTAATTAAGTTTATTTTTAGCCTCTACTAATGTTAAACCTTTAAAATCCTCTATGTTATCAATCATATAAAGTGCTGCTGGCAAATGAATAAATGAGTATTCTTTACCATCTATTCTGTTCTTTCTTTTATATGAGAACCTAAATAAAGGCTCAAGTCCTGATGTTACATTACCAGAAATAATACTTAATGTGCCTGTAGGCCCGACTGTTAACAAAGCACAATTTGCAAGACCATACCTAACAATATCTTGTTTAATATCATCTTCAATATCAAAATGTAGATTATCTACAAAGTTTTTTCTTGAGGCTTCATTATTTAACGCTTCACATGGTCCATTTTCTTTTGCTAACCTTAATGACTCAGATAACGAAGAGTTAAGTAAAACTTTAGATAGTTTTTTACAAAATTCAATAGCTTCATTACTGCCATATATGATACCGCTTTTAGCAAGTACATCACCAAGACCAGTAAATTCTATGCCAATACGTTTACCAAATTTATCTGTATCTCTTTGTTTTTGTAATGGGTGCTTATCTTCATTAATATCTGAAAAATGGTTCATCAATATTGTTGCCGTTTTAACATCAGTAGTAAATGAATCCCAATCAAATTCATTTTTCATATATTCAGTTAATACAAATGCACCTAAAAGGCAATTATTCCAGTAACTTAAAGTTTGTTCCAATTTTATAATACGTTTTATTATATTATAAACCCGACTATATCTTCATATTAATTTTATATTCTAAGCTCTCAGGTATATAATTTTTAAATGGTAATATCATATTTTTTATGAAGCTTGCTATAATTGGTTTACTGCTTATATACACAGCATTTTCTCGTACATTAAAACTAAACCCAAATGATTTAAATAGCTTTACATATTCAGCACCTAATTCAGGATAATGCTCTGAAAAAGCTATGCTTAATCTATAAGTACTGTATTCTTCATTTATACTTAATGAACCATCATCCATATAAAGTAGAAATGCGCCTAAAGGTGTAAGATATTTAAACATTTCATGCTTTTTTAAGTTTATAATATCATTAATATATTTTTTAGGAAGCTTCTTACTGTACCAAGAAACGTATTCATGGCCTTGTATGTGTTTCCTAAATTTAATATTTTCTATGCCAGGAGATTCTGGAAAAGCTCTATTGAATAGAGAGACTTTTATTTTTAAGTAATCATATTGCCAAGTGCTATGATCTATTCTTATAGCTTTTCTTATTCTATCTAAACTACCATCACCTATACATTGAGATACTATTAAACTTAAATTATCATCTATACTTGGATTATAATTTTTATTAGGCTGTTTTAGTATAAAATGTGCCTTTGCTGATGTAAAAGTGGAAGTACCATAATATTTTTCAAAAACTTTATTAAATATAATATCACTTTCTTTAAGATTTAAAAATTCTCTCATTTCTTTCATACTATTACATTTAAGTAAAGCTTTATCAACCATATTTTTATCAGGAGTTCTAATTTCTTGTACAAGTTGTGTAATAGTTTTTCCAGTATATGATTTTATTCTTCTATATACAACTCTTTCAGAAATATTAAATTCCTCCATTAATGGTTTTATAATTTTAACATGATAATTGCCACGATAATTAACAGTTTTTACCAACTCAACAACTCTTTCATAAAACATAAGTATTCCTTTTAATTAATATGTTTCGTGCATAAGTCTGTGAACCTTCCCCATTTTAAAAGGGCTCGGCTGCTGATTACCCAACATATATATTTTTTATAACATTCACATTTATTATTTCTAATTATGTTGTAGTATATATACTTTAACAGGTTTCCAGCAATTCTCGAAATTTTTTACTTGAGGCAATTATCTACCACAATTTGAAACATTTAATCCACCACTCCAATATGTATGTGATTCCCCATCTACTGTTATATCAAATACATTTTCTGTTGAAATATAAATCTTTTCCTTAATATCAAAGGTCTTTTTAAATTTATTTCTTTTAATATTTCTTAATTTTTTAAGTTTTTCTTGTTTGTACTTTTGAAGAAACCCGATTTTTCTTTCAAATTTTAATGAATCAGATGTTATGTTTAAATCATAACTTTGTTTACAATTATAAACACCATTACAAAACTCAACTTCCTTACTTTTATTTGTTGTATAGTATGACCCTATACCAATAGAAGATAGCATCATTTGTACATCTTCTATAATTTGAAAAGATGAAGCTTTCAGAGTAATTCTACCATAGTCTTCTAATACACATCCATTTGCAGAAAACAACCCTTTAAGAAAAGCAACCACAGTGTCTTTTCCTGCAAACTTATATTTATCTGGAATTTTTCTGTCATATGTCTTTGGTATATCTTCATAAGTTAAATCTGTTTTAACTTCCCATGCAATAGGTGTTGAATGTAGCCCTGGCCTATGTTTAATAAATAAATTTTTTATTTCACTATCAAAATAATCATTATCGTTTTCACCAACACATAGGTGTATAAGATTGTTAGATGATCCATGTACAGAACCATCACCGATTAACAATCCATCCATAATAGCTTGAATATCATAGCAACTTGTTTCTGCATTAAATTGAATATTATCAATAGTTTCTGCTTTATCTACTTCAATTTTTTTACCATATGACTTAATTCTATGATTTTCTGTACCATAAAAAGATCCAGAAGTTGTTGAATATTTAAAAACACTTTTAATACCATTATCAATTTTATTGATAACTTTTACCCAACCATCTTCACTCCAAATCTCATCACCAATATTAATATTATTAAAAGTTGAAATACCTTTTTTTGTAAGAACAGTAGCCCATCCAGGTTGACATGGGTTACAACTAATCGGTTTTAATGAATCATGAATATATGTTCCAAAAGTATTTTTCTGTACTGTATCTATATAAAATAGTCCTGGATCACCACAAATCCAAGCAGCCTCAGCTATTTGTGATAGAACATCTTTTGCTTTTACTCTATAATACTCTTTAAATGTGCCACCATTTTCTACCCATTTATCATAATCACCATCCCAACATTTATCATACAAGTCTCTGTAATTTTCAAAATCCGGGAAGTAAAATATCCAATCATCATCATTCTTTACTGCTGTAATAAAACTGTCCGGGACTTTTAAACTAATATTCATACTTGATATATCAGGTATAGAATTCGTAAACACATCTTTTGCAAAGACTTTTTCAGGTGCTGCCTTACACCAAATGAAATCTAATGCATCTGGGTGCCTAAGATCCAGAGTACATATCATTGCGGCGCGGCGTCCATTAGTCCCGACAACTCTCCCGACCTCAGAGAAACTTGGCATGAAACTAACTGCCCCTGAACTTGTTTTTGCAGCATTATTTACTTTAGTATTTTTAGGTCTCAAAATCGTTATATCAAAACCACTTCCACCTCTATATTTAAAAGTATTTGCAAGATTCTTTTGGGCATTAAAAATACCATCCATAGAATCCTCTTCTATTTTTGTAAGATAACAATTTGAAAATGATACAGTTGCTTCAGGATTATTACATGCACTTAATATACTACCAGCAGGTATAAATTTTCCAGATTTTAGTAATTCTTTTTGTTTATCATCAGTTATATTACAATAGTTAATAACTCCTTTAATCACATCTTCCCTATTATCATGGCCGTATTTGTTAAGACAGACCATTTTTATAAAATCATTATGCTCTCTTAGACTTTTTTCAAGAAGATCTTTAGTAATTTTCTCTGTCAATTTATTTCTTATCCCATTATTTTAATTGTATTATTATTTATACTGATGTATATTACAAGATTCGTATATCTGTTAATGTATAAAAATATTGAATTATTATATCTAATCTTTACCAAATCCATATAATTACACATTAATTCTCCTCTAAAACTCTATACAAATCTTTAACAATAGTTCCATCATTAACTCTCTCCACACCAAATCCATTTTCGGTAAAAATATACCAAATTCCATTCATCAATACATACATTCTACCGTTGTACTCAACGATATTATCCTCATTCTCAAATCTTTCTGTATTTATGTACATAAATCACACATCATTCTGTTATAAATAAATCTTTATAGTAGGGATATTTTTTCATCATACCCTTTAAACATTTCTTTTTACTTTTAATTTCTTTACAAAGTCCATTTCTATAAACACAGTTTGGTATGAGCATCTGCCCAAGATTATAATTTACTTTAGTCATCTCTTCCTTAATCATATTCATGATATATACTGTTTCTTCATGACTTGTAAGACATAATCTCTTTCTTGCTAAATTAATAAGAGCTTCAGCATTAATTTTCATACTGTGATTAACTGGTGTCCATCTATCAACATCATCATCTCCACCCCTATCATTTCTGTTAGATAATACAAAATGCTCTACACCTATTTTATGACGAACAAAATGAACAGAAACAAAAGTAGGAATATTTTTTAACTCTATAAAATATTCTTCTACCCTCGTAGGACTATGCTCTAAGATATAGGAATCCAACTTAGAGATATTTGTTTCAAATCTTACTGTTGAATCAAAGGCTTTCTTCACCCAAAACTCAGATGTTATCGCATTAATTGAAACTTCATAATTATTTCTATTAGCTCTCATTATTGTCCTTTTATCTATATAGTCACCCACCCACCACAATACGGGCATAAATATATAAAATCATCAAATATATCACTATCTTGTTTGTATAACTCTTTAAATAATATCTCATTTGAACAATTATCACAATAGAATATATTTAACTCTTCATATTCTTCACACTCTCTGTTTAGAGCATCATCTGAATTGTATTCTTCTTCATCTATCATTATTCACTTTAATTTTCTCCGACTAATTCATAATTTTCTGCAACAAACTCAGGAGTAATATACCATTTACTTCCTTTCCTATCTCTTGCTATAAAACCGCCATCTTCTGGTACTTCACCAGGTGCAATAGAGATATTTGATAAGTCCTCTCCAGGGATATAACTTCTAATTTCTTGTACCGCTGTTTTTCTGTATTTCTTATATTTATTCATAAATATTCCTTTATAAATCCATCATTTCAATAATAGGCAACCTACCATATTCAAGTATAACTGCACAACCAATAGCTTGTTTAGGATATTCTTGTGCATACGCCATAGCATACGTTTCTCTACCAACACCACAAGGACATTGGACACCGAATACCTTTTTTCCTCTACCTACATTCCATTGTATATACGATTCAGTATGATGATGACCTTGAACAACACTCATCATTTCAGATCCAGATCTTGGAGCAGCTTTCATATTAATTCCGTGTCTAAACAACACATCATTATATACAAATGATGGTTGAAAATTCCAAGAAACACCAAGAACTTCATTAAAATCCTTCACCCATCTTCTTGAAACCCCATTTGAGTACATCTTCCTTAATATTAATTCATCATGGTTCCCTAAACAAACATCAGCAATCGGAAATACATCTCTCCATTTATGTAACTCAGATATTGCATAATCAAGTTCATCTGCTGCACTCATACCATCTGGATCTGTAGCATGGAAAGAAGAAAAATGATTATCTATCAAATCTCCTAAAAATATTACATGACTACAATTATATTTATCGTATATATCAGAGCAAAAATCTAAATAAGTTGGTAACGAAAAAGGAAGATGTAAATCACCAACAACGAGTATATTTTCTATCCTTTTTCTATTATTAGAAACTTTATGAATATTTTCAATACTATTATTTTTTGATTTATGATAATGAAACCCTCCTTTATATCTTTCCCATTCTTCTTTAGTTACATCAATAGGTTTATGTTTACTTCCACAATAACATCTGTAATCTTTTTTACCATTTTTTCTTGTCCATTCAGAACCATACTCCTCAAACGGTCTTAGACAATCTTTGCATATTAGCAATTCTTTTCCTTTAATTTAATTGTTTTATTTGGTCCTTGCATCATGAGTTGAACATGAATAGGGCGGTTATAAGCCACCTCCTCTCCCGTTGAGGTATGCAAGGATATATTTTTAAAATTCGGTAGATAAATAGCCAAGTGGTGACTTCTTACCAATAACAACAGTAGTAGGTGTAAACTCAAAAGTCTTTTTATTAATCTTTTTCTCAAGAAGTTTAATTTCAGACAATGCTCTTGTGATACTAATTTTCATTTTTACCTCATAATTGTTAAATTTTAAATGGTGCCAGTAGAAGAATTTGAATCTTCACTTTATGAATTTTAAGTTCATTGCCTCTTCCTATTGGGCTATACTGGCTCAATGAATATAATATATAACACATTTATTCAAATGTCAAGTATATTTTTTATAAAATCTTCTATATTTAAGAATATTATTTATATTTTTACGATGATCCTCTTCATAATCCTCTTTATATAATTCTTTACATTGTTTAACTGCTTTATTATATGCATCTTTTTGATTATTAGCGTAAATTGTAAGAGTTATGATACCATATTTTAATTGTGTGTCAATTGTAACTTCATATTCTTTCATATTAATACCAAAGCCAAACATCTTCTTTTTTAAATATCGGAAGATAGTCATAATTATGATTTCTAAGTTCTTGCTTAATTTTAGCTCTTCTCTTTTGCCTGTTAATTTTCTTAAACCAAGAAGGGACTGGAAAAGCCAACAGATCATACAATTTTATTCGAGCAGGTCCTGCAGAAAGACGAACAGGATGAAGCAGACGTGATCGAATGGAAAGACAAAAATGGGCTGACCCATAGATACGAGTGGATCAATGGCCTCCGTTTAAACGGGGGCACATCGACACCGGAAATAAATTTCCTTGAATACAGCATTATCAAAGATCAGGATAAAATCACCTACACAAATAGCTGGGTGACGGATATTGAGGTGAACGCCGACAATGTAAAAAAACTTGTCAAGGCCGGCAGGGCCAAATGGAAAATTGAAAACGAAAATTTCAATACCTTGAAAAATCAAGGTTATCATGCCGAACACAATTTTGGGCATGGGGAAAAGAATCTTTCATTTAATTTTTTCATCATCATCCTAATGGCCTTCTCCATGCATCAAATCATCGAATTGATGGACCCCCTTTTTAAGAAGGCAAGGGCTAAATTCAGTGCTCGGAAAGAATTTTGGAATCAACTTCGCTGTATGATTCGGATTATCATTTTCAGAAACTGGGAATCATTGCTACAGTTTATTATATCACCATCAACTGGTATTCGAGCGCCATAAGCAACTTTCTTTAAAAATTTGTATTTGAGAAAATAGGGGTGACGCATCAAGACAATCCCAAGGCTGACTATTGGCTTTGGATAAAAAACATTGTCATATTTAACGTAGCTGTTAAGGTAACCGAAGGAAATAGCAACTCCGTGGTCAACACTGTCCCGTATTGTTGCTAAAATGCACAGGTGACAGATATTTTCCTAATGCTCACATCCCTTCACTGAGAATTGCTGAAGTCTTTTGGTAGGAGGTAGGAAAACAAATCAATGCCTTTTTAGACGGTCAAGACAAGAGTTTGATCTTAACCGTCTAAAATATGTTATGGATAGTACACACATAAAATTCATGAACCGAGATTATCCTGCCAATTTCATGATATGCTTTACATGCTTAGCAAGAGGCTCTTGCTCCAAATCTTTTTTCTCTTTTACTTTTAGAGCGCTAAAAACATCAATTTCTTGAGTCGCTGTAACAATGGAGTTTTGTTCCATTCGGCTTACCAAAACTATGGCACCTATTACATTGGCACCAAGAGCCTCTATTTTTGTTATTGCGTTTTTTAAACTCCCGCCACTTGTTGCAACATCGCTAATCAAGATAACATTTTGATTAGTGTATTGTCCGTTCCCTTTGATTGCGTTTAGATCTAACCGCTTTCTTAACCGAACAATAATAGCAGGCAGTTTAGTTCTTTCGACTATCGAACTCATCAAAAGCAAAGCACCAACAGGACCAGAATCCTTTTCAATAAACGCAAGCACGTCTGCCTTTTTTTGCTTATCATTAATGTCATTAATTTTTTCTGCGTAGAAATCGACAACAGACTTTAAGGAAGAAGGGTCTGTTATCGAAGCATCAATATCATAAAAAAAATCCGAAACACCTCCAGATTGTTCACCACGAGTTAATACATAACGAGAGCCACTAAAGCCCTCAGCGAGAGCTTGTGGTAAATATTTATAACGATTTTGTGCAAGAACAACCCAAAGCACAATAAATATAAGTGAACTTATGCAGACAGGCCATAAAGCTATCTCAAATAGTTGATTTATCATAATTATCCCCCTGCCGTAACATTGCTTAAGTAAAAAAAGCAAACCCAAAAACTACTAATACCAATACAACTGATCATAAAAACTTATACTTGTATTTTTATACAACTCTTTCATAAAATAATTTATTACATCTCTGTATGTTCCTGACATATTTACTCCTTTGATTTAATAAAATTATAAAACCATCTATAAAACATAAGAGGTAATATCCTCATATCATTAAAACCATATAAACAGCAAGAGCAAAAATCATGAACTTCAACAACAAAAGTTGTAGCACAATCAACACCAACATCAAGAGTATATGCAATAGGCTGATTATTATAGTTATTTATCATTTCTGTTATAGTACCAACATCAGGAAATAATGTAAAATCACCAGAGTAATTTTGTAAACCGACAAGTTCTTTATTATATACAAAGCATCTCCACTCTGATTCAATATCTATAATATCACTAAATTGGTATTCTCCTGGATCAAGTATATAACCAGGATTTATGATATCAGCAAACTTCTTAATTTTATCATGACTTTTAGCAAATACAGGTTCAGTACCAATGTAGGAATCTTCATTCCCAACAACAATATGTCTGTTTGCATATTCATACAATGCTTCGGGTACGTTAATTGGTTTTGGTGTTTTATTAAAATACTTATTAAGATAATAAGTTACAAACTCAACAGAACCAACAGGACAATATCCTTCTTTATACTCAGGTGTTATTGAGTTTGTATATTTAATTACATCAATATTAGAGTTATAGTACCAATTTCTGTATCTAACTGCCTCTTTTAGTTGAAAAGAGAAATCATGTACTGTTTCATTATTTACTGTTTGTATTAGAAACTTCATAATGTAAATAACCTTTCAATACCTTTTTTACTACCAGTATCTTTAGCTAATGAGGATACTATTTCTTTTTCCCAAAGACAAAGAAAATCATCAGGTGCATTATATTCAGATATAAATATTTGATGGCCTAATTTCTTTTGTTCTCTACACCAATCCCAAAATTTACTATGATCAAATTTATCTTTATATTTTGTAGTATTTTCATAAGGTGGATCACAATAAATAATACTATTATTTGGTATTTCTATTTTATCATATGAACAACAATAAAATTTAATATCTTTTAAATTTTTTTCTTGGTTTAATAATAAATTTTTACCACAGATACAGTCTCTATCCCAACCATTTTTTCTTTTTCTTGCGAATCCACCAAACCATTTTGCTCCGAATGTAGCATTAAAACCACAATGGGCTACTGTGTATTCAGGATAGCAATGTTTATTATTTTTAATAGTATTATATTCATACTCAGTGAATTTATCTTTCAAATATTTAGTATTACCTTCTTGACAGTATTTTAAAAGAGAAATCAAATATTTATTTGAATCAGAACCAATTCTATTTCCACTAACCTTATCAATCATATTAGCCCCACCAACAAAAGGTTCTACATACCATTGATTTTCTTTTCTATCTTTTAATATAATTGGTAATATATATATTTTGCTATTCTATTTTTTGATCCCATATACTTCATTCAATTCTCCTAAATCAGATATTATTTTAATATTTAATTTATTAGCTATCTTTATTTCTTCCAAAGTTCCTTTAGACTTTTCCCAACCAGGAACAAGAAACATTATATCTGAAACTTCAAGCCAAGTCAACGAATATTCATAAAACATATCCACATTTAACTCTTGATCCCATAGTTTAATAACAAAATCTTTATCGTGCCAAGGAACGAAAGGTGAGTATCCAAGTTTAAATATTTGAGCAGAATACCACTCTCCTCTGCCTATATTTTGTAATATTTCTATAACATTATCACCACT